AATGAATCAGTTCGTTGACCTATGCCATTACTGAATGCTATATTAAATAAACTGATTGAATTAGAAAGACCTACATGTTGATCAACGCCATTAGTTAAGATGTTATCAATATCCATGACAGACTCTTTAGCATCTTCAACTGCTATTGATTTAAGTTCATTTCTATATTTGAATGCGTTTTGATTTGTAACTGTGGCTAATGATTGACCTACGGCTTGTGGTGATCCTGATCCGATTACAGTATTTAAACGGCCTGGCTTAGACCTTGTTCCTGTAATAAGATTAATATCAGAATCATCCGAGTCATTTACACTCGTTGCTGGCAGTACTGTATCGAGCTGTGCAATAGATGGAGCAACGTTAATATTAGATATGCTTTTAATACCACTAATTGTCTGATCACTCTCAAGTAGAGATTCAGATTGCAGTTTAGTTGCATTAGCGGCCTGCAGTGCTTTCTCTCCAACAATAATAAAGTTAGAGTTTTTGAATGCAGTCAGAAGCGTTAGGTTTATGTTTCGAATATCTACGCTCATCCATAAGTCTCCAGTACTTTCTTAGCGGCTGCAATACGTCGTTTAAGGTGTTTAACACCAGGCTTTTCATATTTGTCACATATATGAACGGTTGCTTGAATATAACTACCCATCGCTTTAAATTTATTATAGCCGTAATACTTTCCTTCTGTAGTAAACTCATAATGAAAGAATTGTAATTGTGTTTCTAATGTACGATAATCTAAGTTTCTATCTGCTGCATATGACTCAAGTCTTTGTAACCTACCAGCTGCAGGGTTCCATTGAGCAATACCAAATGATGCTTCACCTGGTACTTTCGAAACTATGGTTGGATCCATACCTGATTCTACAATAAAGTTGCCACACACGCCAGCGGCTTGCTCTTTTGAATAACCGTTACCAACTAAAAAGTTAAATGCTTTTTCTGTATTATTAGTGCCTACTATTGTTTCTACTGATCCAGTCATACCTTTATTAGGTAAATCTCTGAGTACTTCTTCATTAGGTAAACCACTCGCAGCAATAGCTGCAGCGTCTACTGAATTTAATTGCTCATCATCGAGTACTTCTATTCTCGGTATTGAACCCACAATAACAGGTTGCTGTGATGTTTTGCCATCCATAAAGAAACCAAATACTAATGCACCTGGTTTTACATTAGGACTTCTACCTAATCCGCTTACACCATCTTCTGTAGTTGGCACAAGACAAGAAGCCCACGGTAATGATGATTCAGGTACTTCATTTACATCATCACTATGCGCACCATAAATACGTACTCTACATCGTCCTACATATAACGGATCGGCATTACTTTCTACAACGCCAATAAACCATCTTATATTATCACCATAAAAATTTATCATGTGTTTGGTCCAATTGCAACAGTTTCGTCAGTTGATTGTGTTAGTCTACTACATGTCATATACATGTCGTATTTATTTTGTGAGAACATATGCTTAGTTTCTAATACAACATATGATCCGCTCGTAACTGTATCTTTAGTTTCTGATTCAAATTGAGGTAAAGTTAAATTAACTTGTTCTCCAATAAATACTGCATTACTATGAAAATTAAAAATACCTGTAATACCAGCAGTTATTTTCTTTTTACTCAACGCCGCTACAAGTGCAGTTGATTTCACTTTATTTAAATGCTGTTCAATATCTTTTTCATCATGATAACCTAACTCATCCATTGTTGTATGGTTCACAACTTTGTATACAACGTTAGGATCAAAATCATTTAAGCCTTTATCTTGTATCATAAAGTCTTTCTTAAATATTGATTTGTTAGGACCTACATCTAATGCTTCTGTAATATTAAATCTATTTTGTTTATTTCTTTTGTTTGTACTTAGATTCAATACGTTGTATTGATTTTGTACTGCACCTTTCATGAGTAATTCTATTGTATCATTTACACCAGCTTCTTCAAATGTTTCTACATTAATTAATTGTTGCTCTGGATTATTTTTAAAATTCTGAGCACCACTAAATACAAAACTAGTTTTATTTAAAGGTTCATTCTCTATCATCTCAGATAAGCTTTTCATTCTTATCTCTTCTTCTTTTAAAGAAGCATATACAAAATATGGAAAACCATTTACGTCATAAGCTCTGCGACGAATAGTATCTACAATTGCTAATGGTGAAATGTACGGTGAAACATAATTAAATGCTGATTGATATGGTGCTTTACCTAATAATTTTAAGTCCCTACCAAACTCGTTAGATAAAACGTTTTTAATTATTTCATCAGGAGTTCCTTTAAATGCACGTGATACAGATTTTAATACATCTAAAAAGAATATATCTTCTGCAATATAAAAGTTATATGCATATGTATTTTCATCTACTTTAGTCTTACCTATAGTACGTGTAATAAAAAAGCTTTTAGTTAAAACAGTATCGTAATCAGAGGCAATATCTATTTTAATTCTTTCAGTACCATCAAACTTTAATCGTTCAAAGACATAATCTGTATCAGTACAAACCATACGACCTGTAATATATGGAGTATTTACTGATTCATATAATATTAATTCCATTATTGTAGCAGAGATATCTAATTCAATTCCTCTTTCAGGAATAGTTAGTACTGCTTCTTGGAATTTGTATTCACTGGCTGAATATGTACCGGACATTATTTTAGTGCTCTGTTAAATTCATTAAATAGCTGATTGATTACTTCTGGTTTAATTATTCTTATTCTTTTACGTTTTTCATTCTCATCCATAAACCTTTCAGCAAAAGTTATTGGTGTAACGGTACTCGGAGCTTCTTGCAATGGATCTATATCTACATAATTACCTGCTGCGTCTTCATAGTGATGTACTGCATTATACTGTTTATCTGTAGCTTGTATCTCTATTGTATCAGGATTAAAGAAACCAAATCCTGCTTCAACAGTTTCTGCTTTTTGAAAATTAAAACCACTATTGTTAGCTACAATGATTTGACCAAGATTAGGATGTGTTTGTACGATATCTCCAAACGCTCCACTCTTTTTACCAGTAGCACGATTGCCTATTTTAAAATCACTTTTAAACCAGTTACCATACGTTCTAATAAAATCATGTGGATAATACTTTTCCATCTGTTCTTGAACTTCGTTAGCAGTAAGTGGCCAACCTTCTTCTCTGAGTGAATCATTTACATAGAATGCTAGCCAATAATATTGTATATCGCCATATAAATTATATGATAATATATCTGGTCTATCTCCATCTAGAATAGTATAATCAGAATATATTGTAATATCATCTCTTACTTGATCTATGATGTCAACATATGTACCAAGCTTTTGAAATACTACTGGTGCAATCTCATTACCGAAATTATATAATACCTTAGGAAAATGTTTAAAATGACTCATATCTTATCCCTTTGGCCTAATGCGATCTGTTTTACCTAGATAGTCTCTTTCAACATCTATATCATCTTTGTTCAATGGTCTGTATTCTATAAACTTTAAATTCATTGTAGCATCGTGAAATTTACCGCCTTCATAGAATGACATTCCTGTAGTGTTATATGTAACATCTACTGCTTGTAAGTATGCTGGCAAGAATCTTGTCAGAATAGGTTTATACCTTCCTGTACGTTCATCTCTATATAAGGCTTTAATATGCATTAAGTTAGGGAACCTATATGCCATACCTACACCTCCTGATGTAACTAATTCAGTAGGTAATTGTTCCATTCTAAAGAAATCGATTATATTTTCTATTAATGTGGATTCGTATGGACTTGTAGGTATCATTTGAAATACAAAATTCCATTCACGTATATTAACTTGTTTGAATATAGCTCTAGTATTTGGATTTACAGCAATTCTTGTGGCCATTGAAGTTGCATTACCTGCATTTGTACTTAATTTACTTACAAGTCTTTGTGCTATTAGTGAACCAAATTCTCCTGAAGCTTTACCTCTCATAAGCTCACCTATACCAGTCACTGTACCTTTATATGCAGCATTAGCAATATCGATAACGCTTCTATCTCCACCACCTCCGAGTAATGTACCAGCTACCATTCCACCGGCAATGCCTAATTGTTCAGGTCCAGCTACTACACTTTCATTTTGTTGGATATTCATAGGCATGTATAAATGAACATATCTATTTTCTGGCCGACCTATATCGTCTGCATGCCTACCACGCATCGTGGTATTTTCTTCAGTTCTTTTGGCTGTTAGACTAGTAGCTATAGCTTTTTCTTCTTTTAGTTCAGGTGCTCTTTCACCAGGTATACCTACCTCTTCCTGTTTTTTCTTAGCTTCTAATCTCTTTCTATACGCTTCACCAAAATCTTCTAAAGAAGATAATTCACCACTTAATATTCTAGATAATATATTATCTTTCCCTATCAAACTGCCTACTGTGACTGCATCTACTTTAACTGGATTAAAAGATAATACGGCTCTGTACTTTTCATCAGAAAGAGCATCTGAATTATCTTCATCTATACTAGGAGGAAAAGAATATCTATATCCTATATTATTTAATGCCATATCGTTACCTATAAATAAACATTTACACTATTTATAACAATTTTCATGGCGTACTCTGGAAAATTCAAACCTAAAAATCCTAAGAAGTATAGAGGTGACTTCACTAACATCGTATTTAGATCGATGTGGGAGAAATATTGTTTTAAATGGTGTGATGAAAATTCAGATGTAAAGTCATGGTCTAGTGAAGAGACTGTGATACCATACCTATATGAAGTAGATAAGAAGTATCATAGGTACTTCATGGACCTGAAGATTACATTTAAATCAGGTCAGACAATCCTTGTAGAGATTAAACCATCAAATCAGACCGTGCCTCCCGTGTACCCGGGTAGGAAGACAAAGAGATATATCAATGAAGGTCTGACATACGTGAAGAATCAGAACAAATGGAAAGCTGCACAACGATATGCTAAAGATCGTGGTTATGGTTTTCAGATATGGACAGAACATACTCTTGAAAAGATGGGCATCATGCCAAAGTCTACAAAACCACTAAAACCTTATACTCGTAAAAAACGTGTATAAATAGATGCATGGCACAAAGCAACTTATTTTCAGACTTAGAGATTGCAGCATTCCGTGCAGGTATTACTCCGCGGACAAAAGAATCTATTGCATGGTTTAAAGATAAAGCAGGTAAACTTGGTAAAGTTACCGGCGGTACAATCTTTAACCAAGAGCAAATAAAGTTAAAAGACTCTTTGAGAAATCCAGTTGGTAACATGTATATGTTCTACTACAATGCAAAACATAGAGCAACATTACCATACTTCGATGCATTTCCTCTTGTCGTTATAACACAAATGGCTGAAGGTGGGTTCTATGGTTTAAATCTTCATTATCTACCTCCTACTACAAGAGCTAAAGCATTAAATGCATTATTAGGTGGCGATGGATTACCATCAAAATATTTTAAACCAACTATTCACAGATATCTGACAACACAAGTAAGAAGTAGATTTGCTTTAATTGATAAACCTGAATGGGAAATTGCTACGTTCTTACCAGCAGCTCAATGGAGAGGTGCAGGCCAAGGTAAAATATATTCAGATTCAAGAAGGAAAATGAGGAATGGCTAGTATTAATGAATTGAAAGGTCTCGCTACAGCAAGAGGAGGCTTTGCTCAACAGCATCAATATTTGATTACATTGCCTAGCTTGGGTGCATATAGCTCAAGAGAATTAAATCTATTATGTAGTAAAACAACATTGCCAGGACGTAGAATACTTTCATCTGATAGAATGATAGGTGTCAAGCAAACAAGAGTTGCATATGGGTTTGCGTCAGAAGAAATAACAATGTCGTTCCAAGTATTAAATGATTATGGAATTAAAAATTATTTTGAACAATGGCAAAATAAGATTGTAGATCAAAATACATTTACTCCTGGATATAAGTCTGAATACGCTAGAGACATGCAGATATTACAACTTAAAAAAGGATTTGCTTTAGATACTGATCTACGGTTAGGACCGATAACTCTTGATATTGATTTATTTAAAAGAGCAAATGTTGTGTATGAAGTTACATTACTCAACGCATTTCCAGTAAGTTTAGGAGAGATATCATTAACAAATGAACCAGGATTAGTAGAGCTTACAGTAGGATTTGAATATGACAATTGGAGAAGCTCTCACTATGCAACACAAACAAGTACACGTAACGCAAGAGCAATAGGAACGCTAATAAATACGATTAATAATATTGTAAATTAATGAGGTTATATTATGGCACTGCCAAAACTGAATGAAGCGCCAAAGTATAGTATTACAGTTCCCTCAACAAATAAAAATGTAAGATTTAGACCATTTTTAGTGAAGGAAGAAAAAGTATTACTATTGGCAATGGAATCGGAGGATCAAGATCATATTCTCCAAGCTATACTAGACACGATTACAGCATGTGTAGTAGATGAATTAGATACACGTCAATTGACAACGTATGATATAGAATATTTGTTTACTAAAATAAGAGCTAAATCGGTCGGTGAAACAACTAAAGTAGGTGTTCCATGCGAAGCATGTGAAACAACAAATGAGATTATTATACCTGTTGATGACATAGGTATCAAAAGAGAAAAAGATATAAAGAGCATTATTGAATTAGCTCCAGGCATGGAACTAGAATTAAGGCATCCTTCATATCTAGAGTTGTTTGAGGATGAGCATGTAAAGACAGGCGAAACCGCTGCGGCTACATTTGCTATGATTAGAATGTGTTTAAAGTCTTTAAGAACGGAAGATTCTATAATTGAATTAACAAAAGAAGACCCAAAAGAATTAGATGAGTTTTTAGAGAGTATGAACACGACTCAATTTGAATCTATACGTGAATGGATAGAAAACATACCAGCTATGGCACATGATATAGAATTTACTTGTTCATGTGGACATGCTAATAAAACAGAATTGAGAGGTATACAGTCTTTTTTCTAGTGTGTCTATCTCATACTAATTTAGCACAATATTATGATTCTACATTTCAGTTGATGCAGTATCATAATTATTCATTGAATGAGATAGACGGATTAATACCATGGGAAAGAGAAGTTTATTTGTCTATGTTAATGGAACACATAAAAGAACAAAAAGAACAAGCGCAAAGGGATAGACATGGTTAAGTCGACCGGAACCGGACCTGCTGGGAGCTCTATGAGTCTCAAAGACGTAGTCAAAGAAATAAAAGAAACTAACAAAAAGTTAGACGCTCAAGGTACTGCTTTGACGGATTTCATTGCAGAATTAAAATTCCAAAGAGGATCTCAAGGTTTAGAAAATAAAAGAGAAGCAAATACAAAAGGTAAAGGTAAAGGTGGTGCTATACCATTATTATCACCTATTGCTAATCTTAATAAAGAAGGTTTAGGCTTAGGTTTATTTTTGAATCCTGCAGCATTGTTAAGAGGTTTATTAAGTAACTTATCAGCTATTGCTGGTGGTATTCTTGCAGTTACAGCAGCTACGGCTGGATTAAGAGGATGGGCCTTAACACCAATTAAGAGTATTAAGAAATGGTCAAATTGGGGTAAATCAATAATCAATGGTGCAAAAGCCTTAAGAAACATGTTATTCTTATCATTCGGCCTAACAGAAGCTGGTGAATTAACAAGAGATACAAAAGGTAGATTCCAAAAAAGACCTATTACTACTAAAATTGGTATGAGAATGAACGCTCTTAGGCTTAGCACATTAAAAGCGTTTGGATTAGATAATACAGGGAAATTAACACCTAATGCTAAGATAGACCCTAAACTAACAAAGCCGAATTTATTTCAAAGATTTAAGTTTCAGTTTGGTAGGATTATGAATCCTATTAGAAATATAACTGCTGGTATTGGTAAGTTTGCTAGTGGTGCTGGTTCAAAAATATTTAAGTTTTTCTCATCAATTGGGGCTTTAGGTGGAGGTTCAGTAGGAAAAATAGCTGGCGTATTTGTTAAAATACTTAAACCTCTTGGATTCTTCTTATCATTCAAAGCAGCTTTTGATGATTGGATGACAACAAAAGAATCTAGTATTATGAAACAAGGTACAGATTTTATTGGAAAATTTTTAGGTAATTTTTTAGGTGCGCCAGCAGATCTTATAAAATCTTTAATATTTAAAGTTGCAGAATTTGTTGGATTCGAAGTAGATAAGGACGGCGTATTTCAAAAATTAAAAGATGCATCTTTTGAAGACTTACTTACTGCTGCATTACGTAATATATTTGATATACCAAGACAGGTATTTAACTTTGCAGTTAAGGCATTTACAGAAGAAGGCTTTGTTAAAGAACAATTTAAGATATTAAAAGATAAAGTAAAAGAAGTGTTTAAAGGTGTATTTACTGGTATAGCTTCTGTTCTAAAAAAAGCTTTTGGTATGGATGATGAGGAAGAAAAAGAAGCTATTCCAGAATCACCCGAACTAAAAAGAATGAAAGCGCTGAATAAAGTAGCTAAAAATAAGAAGCTTACTAAAGATAGATTAGCAAGTCTTAGAATATTAGATAAAAATGGTGATGGTATAATTGATTTAGATGAAATAACTAAAAAAGGTTTTATGGGCTTTAGAAGCCAAACAAATGCTAGAGATATTAATATGGCTTTTGGTGGTAGTGCATTTGCATCTAAAAATTTTAAAAATCTAGTAGAAGAATCAGGTGGTCTTGACTTACGTGCAGCAGAAGCTCGAGCAAACCAGATGCCGATTGTTATAGATAATTCTACAACTAACGGTCCTTCTATGCAACAAATTACAAATATGACTCCAGAAGGAGATGTAAGCGAGCCATACAGTAAAGACTATATGCGCTCGCTCTTTGGTGGTTAGTCAGCGTTTGCCAATCTAGCAAAGTAGCTCATAGTATCTTCTTCATCTTCAGATACTTGTTCAGCCGTCACTGGTTCCTGTGGAATGTGAGGATTCACAGCCGCTGCTGGTTCATTAGGTGGCGCAACCTCATCTAGAGATACGGCTGCGGCAACTGTTTGTGGTGCAGACATTCCAAGAACCATATGTAA